TGTAAATAACCTGTACCGTATGGTGCAGGAAAACTACAATAAGGAATTTACCTTTACATGTTTTACCGATGAGGCGAAAGGTTTAGACTGTGCCACAGAAAAAATACCTGATATAGAACCGTTACACCCTAAATATTGGTTCGGGAAAGAGAACTATTGTTGGGACAGGTCTAAGTTTCTTGTATTTAACTCTCACGAATGGCTTGGATATGTAGGGAAATGGACCTACTTTGACTTAGATATTATTATACAGAATGATATAACTGAGTTAGAAGACCTGGCCATGAAACCCAGAATTATACATAGCATTTGGCAAGACCCTAGGCATAAACACGATAGAAAATTTATAGAAGTTCGTGGTACATACTTCAATTCAAGTATGATGTGTTGGAACATGGATCAATGTCAGCATATATTCATGGATGCAATGCAAGAAGAGCAACAAATTTTTAGAACGTTCTTTAAAGGAACAGATAACTATCACTATTGGAGGCAAAGAGAGTTCTGGACTAACATACCTTATGATTGGGCTTACTCTTACAACAGAGGAATGCGTTATCCGGACGATTTAGAACGACATAAATATAGAAAAGATCAAAAACTTTGTATCTTTAATACGGATTTAACTCCGCATCCGATGGCAAAGGGACAGATTAAAATTGATGAATTACAAGATGAGAAACTTTTGAGAATTTGGAATGGTAACACTAATAGCTAATCAGCTAGACAGCAATTATAGTCAAAGACAAATTAACGCTTTTTACACTCAAGCGAAAAAGCTGATCGAGGATCCTTTTGACTTCATTGTCTTTACCAACGATGATGAAATGAAATTATTAGAAACCACTAAAAAGAAAGAAGGTTATATACAAGGTATAACTTTCCACGTTCCTAAGTATGGAAAAGACTGGTTAGAAATAGACATAATGCAACACACACATCCAAAAGATGTATCCTTATTTGTAACCCCTAATGTTATACTGAATAATCCTAAAACATTTTTTAATTATAAGTGCAAAGGGATAGACAAATTAGTATTAGAAGATGGTAACTTCTGTTATGTTTGCAATCGTAATGAACAAGTAGAAAAAATATTAAAAAAATGGGATGACATGGAAGACGATATGACATTTCAAAACCATTCATTTGCTGAGGCCTTTTATAGTAATGAAGTACCTGAGTTTTCTTTTATACAAAACACCAACCATAATTATCCAACACTAACTTTAGGAGATATTGTAGTGTTGCCTTATTGGTATGAAGACTTTACACCAGAACAATTAGAATTAAGTTACAATAGAGAAACAGATCTATATCCTTACTTGCCTGAAAGAGTTGAAATGGAATTAAGTAATGGTAATTCTCACTTAACTAGAAGCTTAATAGAAAACAATTTTGACTTTGACTTTATAACAAGAGCTAAATTTAAAAGGATTAAACTTATAGGTGAACCCATTACCAATCCAGAATTAATTGAAATATGTCAATACTTAATGGGTGAGTGGGGTATAGCTATAGATTTGGAAACAGAAGCAAAAGAAAATGATCTTATATGGTGGAATAATTTAGGTGTATTATTTTATAACAATTTTATTTCAGAATGGAACCAAGAAAGATCCTTTGCCGCTAAAAATATAGGTAACATAACTATTCATATAAACACAGGCAATCCAGACGAACAAGTTTTAAAAAGAGCTGAGACATTAATAAAGCAAGAGTGTAGAGTATTTTGGCACTACACTCAAACACATTTGTCCCAAGTAGAAGATTTAAAGAAGGCCAAAATAGTATCTAAAAAATATAACTTTACCGGTTTCATATATAAAAATGAAATGAAGGAAGAAGTTAAACCTAAAAAGGAAAAGATCAAAAAGGAAATGCCTGATTATAGTCTTATAGATTTTCACACACTAAAAACAGTTCAACAGGACGACATATATAAAGAAAGAAAGATAGTTTTTAGTCCGCACGTTGAATGCGAAGGTAAAGTTAAAAACGGATTTTACTTAAGCGCTAAAGGAAATGTTTTCCCGTGTAAACATGTAGCAGCAAACGTTACAACAGCACACGACTCTCCCGAACATAAAACAGAACTATTATATGATTGGGACAAGAATAATATTAGTAATAATAATTTGGAGACTATATTTACTAATGATTTTTATAAAGGGTACTTTAATAATTTATTAAAATTGAACCCGCAAGTAATACATAATGAACAGGAAGGAATATGTTAAAAATAAAAAATGGAATTATAATACAAGGAAGATTTGATAGTCCAGAAGAGGGATTGGTTAAGTTAGTAAAGGAGTCTACTTTTTCTACTATTATAATACACACGAAATTAAATAATTACGAAGATAAATGTAAGGCTATTGTTGATCAACTCGCAGGTGAGGGAATACAATACGCTAAAAAATATGTTATAGCAAGGGCAGCCTATGAGAGTTAATATTGTATGTTCAAAATGGGGTAGCAAATATGGTCCTCATTTTGTAAATCGATTAAAAAATATGGCGAGAAGGCATACAGATCCTAAACACGACTTCCACTTCTACTGTTATACAGATGATGCTGAAGGATTTGATGATAATATAAAAGTAATTCCTTTTCCAGATATACCTAATATACATCCTAAGTATTGGTTTGAAAAAGACGACTTTAAATATGGTATGGCCAGGTGTTGGGATAGGCCTAAGACAATGGTATTCAATACACATAATTTTGCTGAGGATAAGCCAACAGGTAGGTTTGTATTCTTTGATTTAGATGTAATAATACAAAATGATATAGAACCTTTGATCACTTGGAATTTTGAACGTCCAACCAAGTTAAGATCGTGGTGGCAAGATCCTAGGCCAATGAAAACAAGACGATTTAAATTATCCCATGGAGCATATACAAATGGCAGCTGTCAAATATGGAGTGATGATCAAGCAGAATGTATATGGCATGATGTATTAGAACATCAAGATAAAATTTGGTTTACATTTACAGACGGAACAGACAATTACCACAGTTGGAGATGGGGTAATTGGGGCAAAAAATTATGGGATCATTTTCCAGCAGAGTATGCTTACTCATATAACCGCGGACGTAGTTGGGACGATGATGATTTGAAAACAAAAATTTATAGGGAAACCCCTATCCTCTGCGTGTTTAATGTAGATCTACTACCACAACCTACACCTGATAGAGGTAAAGTTAAACAGAATGAGTTAGTTGATCCAAACTTACTGAAGCACTGGCAATAAATACATGCACATAGAACATTTAAATATCTATACTGTTAAATGGGGAACGAAATATTCTTCACACCACGTCAATAAAATATTGGAATCGTGTAAAGAACATTTAAGTTATAAATTTACGTTCCATTGTTTAACAGAAAGTCCTAAAGGACTTGACAAAGAAGTAAACGTTATACCACTACCAAAAGATAACAAGATGGAAAAGTGGTGGAATAAGATGTACTTGTTTGATGATAATGTTGTAAGGAAGAAAGGAGATAATTTATTCTTTGATTTAGATATTATTATCCAAAAGAATATAGATGATATTGTCAACTTTGATCCTGAGGATTGTTTATGCTTTGGACAAACACATTGGCACGATTTAGAAAAAATGAAAAAAGAAACAAAACACATTCCACATAGATTTACAGAACTTAATTCTAGTATATTAAGATGGAATGATAACTTAGATAAAGAGAACATAACTCTTTATTTTAAAACACACATAGATAAGATCTTATGGTACTATCGGGGAATAGATAATTTCTTTAGCCACAAAGGTGTGGCAAGAATTAAATACTTTCCTATAGGATGGTTTTACAGTTACAATCATGGGTACATATTTCCTCATGATGTAGAAACACAAGTCTACAGGCAAATACCATACGTCTGTTTATTTGACTCAATGGGAAGAAAAGAAGATGTTAAATTTTAATTTTTTAAACAGCATGAAATACTGGGGCGAAGGTCTTGCCAAGGTAGAGCATGAGATGAAACACAAGCACGACGACTTTCGCCAAGCTCTCAATCCAAACACCATGGAAGGAGCCATATGGTTAGTTGAAGAGCTACAAAAAAGTTTGGATAACTATTTAAAAGACGAGCAATTTAATATTCTTGTATTAAACAGCTGGTTAGGCATACCCTTAGTTCCTTTACTATGTGAGAACTTGTCCGTGGGAGAAATGCACCTAGTTGATATAGATAACGAAGCTTTAGAGCTCTCTAAGGTGTTCAATGGGCATTATATTACAGAAGAATACATCAAAATAAATCACTGGAACATGGACATTCCATTCGCTTTTGATGAGTTAAATCAATTGAAAGTAGATATAGTAATTACAATGGGTGCTGAACAGATGTATCCACTACTTGATCTTAGGACAGCAAACAAACATGCAATATTTGCTTGCCAATCTTCTAACGTTATAGAAGAGATGTATGGAATTAATTGTGTGGATAGTGAAAAGAAATTGATTGAAAATGTAGGACTAAAAGATACGACCTACACGGGTAAAGTCAAACAGTTTTATTATGATTGGAATGGAAAGGTTTATTACGATAGGTTTATGGCTATCGGTACTAAGTAGTTTGGTAACCTTTCAAAATACGTTTAGCTATTTTTGGATCTTTCTTCATCATCGCGATCGCGACTTGGATGTTTCCTTCTATCATTTCTTCTTTAGAAAACTTATCTTTTCTTGATGTATTAAAAACTTCATAAGTTATGAATGTATTATCCTTTGCATGTCCTAAATCTGTATTGTTCAGTCTATCATATGATATCTGAAAGAATGAATTTTTTTCATAGCTTAAAGGAACGCCTGTAGCTTCACAAAGTACCTGGCCGTTATTTCTTTTACGATTGGCCTCTACTTTTTGATTAAACCATACTGCCATTTCGACTCCATCTTTAAAATCATTTGGCAAACCTGCCTTTGAGTCGCTTCCAAAATACTGAGAGCATTTGCTTCTTGTAAGACTTTCAAAACTTTCCCAGACGTTATCTTGTGCCCACTGGGCGGAGCGAGCAATCTCAGTTTCACGATTGTTTTTATAATGAGTAGCTCGAGTGGCCTTAACCTTGTCAGGATTATTCTTCCTCCAGCGCCGCCCGTGAGCAGCCTGCTTGGCCTTCTTTTCTTCTTCAGTTAATTTATGGTTTCCGTTCTTGAATGTTCCCATTATGATATCACCTGATCGTAATCAACCATTTCTAAAGCTTTAGAAGCTACGTCATAATGATCTAGATAATCAGGAGTTACCTCACTAGCTTTATCCATCACCATTTGATCTATGATTTGATCATTGTATTCTTCACCATCAGATAAGTTGTTACTCATTCTGATATCTTCATTAACTTCATCAGCAATTTCTTGTGCTAATCCGTCATACGTTTTTCTACTACTCATAATATTATACCCATGTCTTAACAACGTAAATAATGAATGCTAGTAATACTACATACCTAGCTAATTTCCAACTGACTTTTATAAAGGCTCCAGTTACACCTAAAACAATACCAACTGCAACACCTGCTACAATCAATGCCATTAAACTATCAAGTACAATATCCATTTAAAAATCTCCTTCACTTACTTGTAAACATTTTAAACCTAATGTTCTCCAGGCTCTGACAGTTTGATTCCTGTCATCTAAAACAAATTCAACGTCCCAACGCTGTTCAATGTTACGTTGATAAATTTCTGTTTTAACTTCTGAATCTCTTCTGTAGTCTCCATCAGCTCTAAAATACAAAGCATGATATAAAAACCCTGCGTCCCATAAGAACTTAACTGTACCTTCTCTAGCACATTCATTTCTAGCAGAAACTACAACAATCTCATATCCATCTTCATAGTATTTTTGAGCAATACCTCCAATGATTGGATCGTAAATATCTTCTTCGACTCTAGTCATATCGTAAGGGTCTCTAGGATTCTCTCCTGCCCTATGAGATATCGTACCGTCAATATCAACGATGATTGCTTTCGCTCGTCTAGGATCTACACGTCTCGCCTTTGCCATTTTATTTGACATAATGTATGCCTTCCTCTCTATCATAACCTAGATCTAATTTGTCAGCCTCAGCATGGGTAATAAAACCTTTGCCTTTAACCTTTTTTAAATCTTCTATTGAAACTTTGTATCTGTTTCCAAAAACATCTGAAACATAAATTGTCTTTGTCAGTGGGCCTACAGCGTAATTTGATTCGCCGTAATTAACTTTACCAACGTCGCCAATTATTGGCTCCAGTGGTGTTGTATAAAAGTGATGATCTAGCTGTGCGTTCTCTGAACACTTCACTAGATTCTGTTTAACTTCTTGTGCTATGTAATCTGTGTACTTCATTCTATCTCCTGTCCATTGGATTTTTCACAATCTCTATTCTTTGCATTCTGGCTTTTACTTCATCGCGTCTTTCGAACGCTCTTCTAACTGCTTCGTTCTTTGTTTTGGTTCCTGATGTGTCGCCTTCAACTGGAAGTCCATACTCTTCCCAAAAGTTTGAATCGTCTTTTTGTCTGGCTGTTATTGTTGCTTCTGCTATGTCCATACTAATAGCATCTATTTGAACAAAGTCTAAAATCATGTCTGCAAATGGAATCGCTCCATTTGATTTCCAATAAACTATCCCACCAAGAACTTTGGCATCGTTAAATTTTTCTTCTATGGATTGGCTCCAGCCTTTTTTGGCTTTTTGGCTTGTAAAAAGTACATCACCTGTAAAGGTTTTGTAATTATCGTCGGTGGCTGCAAATCCAAAACGTTCTTTATTAATGGATTGTCCGTTTATTTCGACTGTATTTTCTAGTAATGCCATTAAATATTCCTCACTTAATTTAATTTATACTACTATTATAGACCCTTTGGGACCACAAATCAAGCGATTTCTCGCTTGGACGATCACTCTTTTTCTAAAATCAAGGACTTAGGGCTTAGTTGCCTGAAATATCGTCAACCATGGACTCCCAAAGCCCTAAATGTGGTATGACATAACCCAATGTGAGTCTGGGTTCGTAGGTTCCTGCGCAATGATAGTAGACTTTATCGGGTTCTCTGCCCCTGCCATAATAGCCTACCTTACAAGACCAACCTTCTGGGTCTTGCATGTGGATATTTTCATGTGTTTTTGGATCTCTATACTTAAA